GGTAACAAGTTATTATAAAGGGTGCATAGGGGGTAGGTATGGTCATATCTGTGACAGTTCCTGTTAATTTGTTATACTGAGTTCATCAAGACAAGATAAGCTTGCTTGATATTAACTTAACCGACTTAGTCACTGACTAAGTCACAGCTATTGAAAGGATATAAGACAATGGCAAAATCAAAAGAAACTAAAGTAGTAACAATCAGTAACCATGCTTGGATGGATAAGAAAGACAAGCTTAGAGCTAGCGCAATAACTTTTGTAGGTAACGATGACAAAAGTAAGAAAGCTAATGCAGAAAAGAAAAAGTCAGCTATGGATTTTCATAAAGAAGGTGTTAGGTCGACTGACTGCATTAGTCACACAAAAGACGGCTCTACTGCCACTGAAGAAGTTACCAAAACTTTAAAGTCATTCATGACTGACGCAGTGCTAGCTCTTTATAAAAAGAGTGATCCTATTGTGAAAGCTTACAATAAGCCGACTGAGAAAAGAAATAAGTCACCTAATTGTAAGATAGTCATTACCCCAAATAGAAAAGGTAATGAACAACAAGCCGCTGAATATATCATGACACAAGCAGGAAGTAAGCTTGGCAAACTAAAGACTGCATTAGAAAGAATTGAAAATGCAGATACTAACGAAGAAAGAGATCAAGACTTAGTATTAGTTGAAAAGATCATGAAAAAGATCAATGGCATTTCTACTGATCTAAAAGGTAAAGATAGAACGCAAGTTAAGTTCCCTTTACTTGAAGTAGTACAAGCGTTATCTGCTTTAGAGATAGCAGTTAAGAAAGATAAGACTGCTAACAAGCCAAAAGTTAAGGCTAATAAAAAGAGTGTTACTGCTACAGTAAATGCTCAGTTAGCTAAATCTAAAGCTAACAAGTAAAATCCAAAAGCCACTCAGATTAATTTCTGGGTGGCTTTTTTTTGGCTCAAAATTTTGATCCCAGTTTCTGATACCAGTGGTCGTAGTCGCTTAGAGCATAATAGACATTCGTGTTTAAACCAGTTTCTGTGGTCGCGTAGAGACTTAGTCCATGACTAAGTGTAATGTTCGTTTTTTCCTTGTAATGTTCTGCAATGTTCGCTTTTTTTTTAATGAAAACGTACATTATATTTTGGTGACATCTAGTGGTATCTGGTAACATCTGATGGCATATGATTGATAGTTTATTATATTATTTATACTATATATATATAATGTTCGTTTTTTAAAATATTGAGCGACAACATTTGACCGACCACCTTTTGCGTATGTAATGTTCGCTTTTATATCCCTCGCATCAGCACCACCCTCAATCCCCTAAAAATACGAACATTAGAACATTCCAACAAAATCAATGGCTTACGAATACAACCAACAGAACATTACAGTACATTACAGTACATTACACCAGATATCATTATTAAGCGTTATTTAACGGAAAAGATAAAAGTTTGGGAGAATAGACAATCGTATAGTAGCTCTTGACATCTTAGCCTAGTATGGTATAATGTGTCTAATGGGCGCAATAGGTCCAGAAACTCTAGTTAACAAAAGGATATGTGATGAAAGAAGATAATAACACACTTAGTCACCGACTAAGTCAGCCGAACGGAAAGACCACAGTACCATGTGCAAACAGAGATTGTGACAACGAGTTGGACATTCGACGATACGAACTAGGTTACAATTTTTGTTTATCATGTGGTGACACGTTAGCACGAAGTGTCACACGTACTGTCGTCCCCGTACACAAGAGCAACTACATTCTTGTGACTAATCGTGATGACCTCAAGGGCATCAACAGTAAACATCAACCCACTTAGTCCATGACTAAGTCAACCAAGGAGAAAGATATGACAGATAAGAAATCAACAATATGGCAGGAAGAACTGCGAAAGCATTTGGATAACGCCACGCCAACAGAGGACTGGCGCAAGCAAGTCGAGCAAGACGATAGGATTATTCAGTTCGACGCAGGCGAAGAAGTGCAAAAGTTGAGAGAACTAGCTGACGCTTGTCCAGTTCGACCACGTGAAGAAGTCGAGTTACTGGAAGGTAACATGGGCGAGGGCAAGGCTGAAGTTTTGAGGTTCGCGAAAGAACTTATCGAAGAGAGGGCAAAAGAGAACCCCGAAGAGGCGAAAGCACTCATTCAATCAATCGGTCTACCAGATCTCAACGAGGAGAGTAAGAGGTCAGATAGATTTTTCGGTATGCGTCTGAAAGGTAAATCAATCGACGATATCGAGAATACGTTCTTGGCGATGTTCGCTGAGTTCGTGAGCCTTATGGCTCTACTAATCGGTATGCTAGGTTTTGGCGTACTACTTTGGGCAATCTTTAGTTAAGGAGAAAGATAATGGAAAATAATATACAAGAAAACATAACTGGATTCGTACCAGACGCACCTACACTAAGTTCTTCATCTATGCTTGTGAAGTTCCAAGTGTCTATGGCTACGTTCAGAAAGCTAGACAAGCGAGCATCTCTTGAGGTGGCAGAGCGAGCGAAAGCTGACCCCAACGTGGCTAATGTCCATAAGCAGTTACTAGGTGACTGCAAGGAACTAGACGCTGTTAAGAAGTTTGTGGGTAATACACGCAACGTACACTACGCGATGACTTTGCCGTGGTCGAGAGGTATTGACTTGTTACCAACAAAGACGTTCTTCAAGTACAAGAAACAGATGTCTGGATTGGAGCAAGAGTTCTTCAAGCTATTGGAGAAGTTCTACGTCGCATACGAGGACGCAGTCGTGCAAGCACAGACAACGCTTGGCGATCTGTACCACCCAGACAACTATCCACCCTTGGATATTGTGAAGGGTAAGTTCTCATGGGGTCTTAACTTCTTACCACTTCCTACTGGTGGCGACTTCAGACTGGACATTGAGAAAGAGCAGGCTGACGTGTTACGAGAAGAATACGACAAGCATTACAAGAGTGTGTTCGGTGATGCCGTCGGTAGTATGATGGAGAAACTAAAGGACTATCTGACCAATGCGTCGTATCGGCTTGACTATCAAGACCACGAGGACAAGCGAAAGTTCAACGACACGCTGGTTTCAAACGTGACTGACTTGATCGATGACTTGCTTATTCCACTAGCAGATCAAGATGATCGTCTTAAGGAGTTATCACGTGAGTTGTCAGACACGTTCCAGGGAATATCACCAGACGCATTACGTGCAGATGGTGTACTACGTCGCAACACAAAGAAGAGTGTTGATGATGTGATCAGTTCAATCAAGTCACTTGGTTGGTAAATACTTAGTCAATGACTAAGTGCAACGCATAAATAAAGAAAGGATATATTATGCAAAATACAGCGAAAGCAATATACTCACTCGGACTAGAAGAGTGTACAGATCTAATTCTAGCTATTGGTACAAAGCGTACTGTCTTGTTACAAGGCGATATGGGTAACGGCAAATCGTCGGTGTTACACATGTTGGGTAACGCACTACCTAATCACGTTAAGTGCTATGTCGATCTGACTACCAAAGATATCGGTGATCTAATGATGCCAAAGTTCATCATGGTAGAAGATGACAAGGGTTGCGTGTCATTCATACCTAACGAAGAGTTTGGTCTACATATCAAAGACAGACCGATCATCATGATGCTTGACGAGTATGGTAAGGCGAACAGATCTGTGAAGATGGGTACGACTAGACTTACACTAGAGCGTACGCTAGGTACTTACAAGTTACACCCAGATAGCATAATCTTTGCCACGACGAACAAAGGCTCAGAGGGTGTTGGTGACATACTTGAGGCGCATCAGCGTAACAGAATGATCGTTGTTCCAGTCCGTAAGACCACTAACAAAGAGTGGTTATTGTGGGGCGTGAACAATGGCATACATTCTTCTGTGCTTGGTTGTGCTAAAGATAATCCACAATGGTTTCACTCATTCGAGGACGTGAAGAATCCAGACGATAACCCTTGGATATTTCACCCTAACCAACAGCGTTCAGCGTTCATTACGCCACGTTCATTGGAAACAGCTAGTGATCTTGTGTGGGTACGTGACCAGATTGGCGATAACGCCTTAACATCAGCATTGATGGGCGCGATAGGCGAACGTGGTGCGTTGGACTTGATGGCATACGTCAAGCTTATTGATGACATGCCTAGCCGTGATGATATTAAGGACTCACCACAAACAGCAAAGCTACCTAGCAATACAAGTGCAAAGGTTATGGTTGTCTTACGTTCACTTGCGTCTATGACACGTGACTTTGCCACGCCATTCATGGAGTATCTTGTACGGCTTGGTATCGAGGAGCAAGCGTTGTTCGTTAATGGTGTACGTGCCAAGAACTATCAGCACCAATCGTTGCTCATGACTAACAAGAAGTTCACAGAGTGGGCAGAGAAGAACCAACATCTGTATCAAGCAGATATAATATAATAGGAGGAGAGATGAATATATTAATCAAAAGTGCGTTGACTGTGGAGCAACGCCTACAAAAAGCAGTATCAGATATTATGATGAATAAAAGATACACGGCTTTGGCAGGCTTGCTAACTATTGGCGATAGGAGTGTCAGCGATGACATTCCTACTGCTTGCACCAATGGGCGTGACGAGAAGTATGGACGAGCGTTCTGTGAAAGTTTGAACGATGCCGAACTAAGGTTCTTGGTGTTGCACGAGAACTATCACAAGTTAGCACGACATCTTCATGTCTACTACCATCTATACAAGGTAGACCCTACACTTGCGAACATGGCGTGTGACTTCTGGATAAACTACACACTCAAACACGAGAACGACGTGGACGAGAACGGAAGTCCTGCTATTAACAAGTTTGCAACTATGACTGGCGAACTAGCCAAAGGTTGTTATGACGAGAGGTTCAAAGACCTTAGTGTGGTCGAGATCTTCAACATCTTACGTGACGAACAAGAAGGTGGTGGGGGTCGAGGTACGCCTACTGATGGTCAAGGTGGTGGCGAACCATTTGACACTCATGAGTGGGAAGATGCCCAAGGTATGTCTGATGCAGAACAGAAAGAACTTGCCAAAGACGTTGATGACGCAATACGTCAAGGTGCTTTGCTTGCAGGGAAAACTGGGTCTGGTGGTAACAGAACACTAGATAAACTTCTTCAGCCACAAGTGGACTGGCGCGAAGTGTTACGTGACTTTATCACAGATACATGTGCAGGTGCTGACTACTCAACGTACAAGAAACCAAATCGCAGATACCTACACCTAGACTTGATAATGCCTAGTGGTGTAACGGAGAGGGTCGAAGAACTGGTTTTGGCTATCGACACGTCTGCGTCTATCAATCAACCAGAGTTGACCACGTTCTTGTCTGAAGTCAAAGGTATCTGTGACACAGTAAAACCTAGCAAGGTACGTGTGCTTTACTGGGATACAGAAGTATGTCGTGACGAGAAGTATGAGTTACATGAGCTTGACATGTTACCACAATCTACAAAGCCGAAAGGTGGTGGTGGTACAGAGGTCGAGTGTGTCACGGCATACATGGCAGAACATGGCATCAAGCCACAAGCAACTATCATACTTACCGATGGTTGGTTGGGTGAGTCATGGGGGCAATGGAATTGCCCTACATTGTGGGTGATCTTGGATAACGAGAACACTCATTCAAAAGTGGGCAAGACGTTACACGTCAAGTCCGAAAATCTCTAAACACTTAGTCGCTGACTAAGTCAAACAATGAAAGGATATAATTATGGGATTTTATAGAACTAATGCCGATAAGGAACGTATCAACTCTTTTGCAGAGGCAGAGGCAAGATACAACGACGTTAAACCTGTCATCAGTAAGAACCATACCAAGGGCGATGACATACGCCCAGTTGGTGATCGCAGACGTAAGTGGGAGCGAATAGTCAAAGTGTCTGACACTTGTTATGAGCTGACAGTAACAGACTACTACCATGACAATACACCACTTATCCGATGGGAGGATATAGATGGGTACTACGAACAAGTCACGTTCTGGAATAATGGTCGAGTGAGTGGGTACACTATGCTTGAGAACTTATGCCCTATTGATCTTGTGTTCTTTGTCGAGGGGTCGACTGGTAGGCAGTACGTGGGTATAGCAGGTGGGGATAAATGTTTCGCACCGAAAGACATGCAGAAACCTATTACGTTCAAAAGGTTACGTTCTGGTGACTTGTTAGCTAGTTGGAAACAAGTCGGTACGAGGTACACATTCAAACATGCTATGACCAGAGTGAACAAGCAGATCAAAGAGGCTGTAAAACCTCTTACCGATAAGTTCTACAAGTGGGTCATAACTACATACCCTATGTTACCTTTGAGTGATTACCAATATCGCTACAAGATGCAGAGGGAGTTTGAGGAATACTTCAATGGCAAAGGTATAAATTATACTTGGTACAATCGTGGTAATCCAGACGCAGTCGAAGATAAGATAAACATGTTACGTGACGAGGAACATGAGATGCGACTGCACCTTGCTATGGAGTGGTTGGTGGACAGTAGCCTATATGACTACAACGGCAATCGCACAGTAACATCTCAAGAAGATGCTACCAAGGTACGTGCGAGTTGGAATAGGTTCGTCAATCGTACTCTTGGTCTTAACTTTAACGTCGAAGAAGAGAAAATAGAAGAGGAGAAGATAAATGACTAACAAGAAGTTTAGTGAAGAGGACGTGCAAATGTTACAGATGCGTATCCTATCCTATGAACCCAAGTATTCAAGAGGTAGAGATGATATAGATGACCCATTACCAAATGGTTCTTTCTATGCTCACGTTTCTTGGAGACTACATAGGCTCGTAAACTATAGAGCCACGCCTAAAATTAGCTACGTTAATTATGGTGCAGGTGACTTGTACTTCTATCACCCCAAGGGTATGGAGTGGCAATACGAGTTTAGGTTTCTACCTGACCAGTTTAGGTGTGGTTGTGTATCGACTAACCTCAACTGCGATTCGTTCATGCGATGGTTTATTGATTATATGAATTATGGAGGGAGTAATGGCTAAATGGAGTGGTATATACTTACAAGATTGTCACTTGATGCGTAAGAAGATTGAAGAGTGGCTTGAACGTGAGATAGCAGAAATTGATGGTGTCACGGACGGAACAGATGACATCATCAAAGGCAGACGAGAGTGTGCCGAAAGTCTACTTGAACAAATTAAAAAGTGGAGAAGAGAAATGTTTAATGAAGGAGAGAAATAATGCGAAGAGAATATCTTGATATAAGGGTCAGTCAACTTGACCCTTGGCAACCGAGAGTGGAGGGTACGTATACAGACTATAGCGCAATCGACATCTTTGCGTTCGATGTACAGAACTCTTTACGTGGCGTGAAGTTTGGCACGGCTGAGAGGTGTCACCCATTCGACGTTAGTAAGAAGTTAAAGTTTGTTTACATGGACGGACAACCTTACGTGTTAGGGTATATCTTCTACGATGACCCAAGGGATAACGCACAACGTCATGAGAATCATTTCGTGGTTTGCTCACCTCACATTGTGAACAACAAGTACGCATCGTATTCGGTTCAGAGAAGTATGCGTATGTCTGTGAACAAAGAGTCTGCGCTTAAATATGCCAAGGCGTTCTTACGTCCTAGAAACTTTGGCGATCTTGCTAAGATTGGGTACAAGCACATACGTAATGGGTTCAGCACGGAGCGAAGTAAGCACGTGAACGCACATAGCAAAGCAAGAGAGGCTGTTGGTTTGCATGGCGATACACTTATCCCTGAACTGTCCCACCTTATTGACATGGGTCATAACTTCTTAGACGCAGACATACATGAGAAGGTCCTCGATCTACTAGAGAAGAACAAGGAGATGAAGAGAGACCAAGAGAAGAAACTCAATGCTATGTTTGTGTACGCTTTTGTGAAACATGGCAAAGAAGTATTCAAGGTTATTGATCTTAGCGATGAGGGTATACGTAAGATGTACTACAACTTTGACTGGGATTCATTATCTGTCAACGAGTACACTTCCGATACTCTTCCTGGGGATATTAAGAGTAAGCTTGTTTCTCTTAACATGTTAGAGGGTGAAGGTTTTGTGGACGATGTAGGCTACAAAGCTGGAGACAATATGTTCTATGTCGCACTATAATGTAGAGGATAACACGTTATACCATATAAAGGTAGACGCTGACACAAAAAGAGTTCATGTGTCATGTTTAGGTATTTGTTGTGTTGACAACAAATTAAAAGAGTGGTATGACTGTGTAGACGATCTGCCAAAATGGGTTCGAGGAAAGTTAGCCGTGCTGATGATGCTTGAACCCAAACTGGACTACAAGTCTGGGGTGGGTTACAGAACAAGCGACTATGAGTTTTTCATATATGTTAGGGAGGACTTAGTCGCTGACTAAGTTAAAAACGTGGGGGTGGAGAGATCCACCTCTGCAAAAAAATGCCAGTTTCTACGAAACCAGTTTTGATAAGGATATGATACGATGAATAAAAAGATAGCAAAAAGAAAGTTCACGAAGAAGATGAAAGAGAATGGTGTAACAGTTGCGTTACCATTTGAAACAGAGTGGCACGTGATAGATTATGATGAGGGTGATGATGACTTCACAGTAACGTGTTTTGATTCAGACGCTATTAATACTGGCGAGATTATAGGTAGATACTCTACGTTTTTCGATGCGTGGCAAGATGCAAAATTTTTTGACAAGGACAATAAACAATGATGGTAATGACCCCAGAGGCAAAGGTGAAAAAGAAAGTAACCGAACAACTTAAGCAATTAGGAGCATACTACTTTTACCCTGTAACAGGTGGGTATGGGCGTAGCGGAGTGCCTGACATAGTGGGGTGTTTTAGAGGTAACTTTTTTGCGTTTGAATGTAAGTCAGGAAAGAACAAGCCTACAGCATTACAGGATAAGAACTTAACAGATATAAGTGTAGCAGGGGGCATCGCCTGTGTGGTTAACGAAGACAATATGATGGATATAGAAAACATACTAAAAGGAACACAAGAAATGGACTTCCCAGTTCAGTACGAATAATCTACCAAGTTTTTATTATTTTTCCCTTGGTAGGACGTAAGCAGTGAGAGCGTTGAGGACACATGTAAGCATATTATAATCGAAATCCACTGCAATGAAGGCAGGTTTATCATATATCCTTCCCTGTAACTTCATCATGGTAGAGCATGTAAAAACTTAGACCCCCCTCACAGAAGGGGGGCAACTAAAGAGAAAGAGAGAGACATGAAAACAATTTACTATGTATTACATCTATTGACAGTTCCAGACATAATGGAAAGCGAAGTTCATATGGGCAGGGTTCACTTCCACGATCACGAGACGTGCATGTATGTAGCACAAAGCCTAAAACAAGTGCGTGACCCAATAATAGGAAAAACAAACTGCGTAAAGGTAGACAACTTTATAGTAGAAGTTAGAATACCATTACCAAAACCAGAGTTTATGAAATGACAGATGATAGATTTAAGTTAAAACCCATACCAAAAGACGATAAAATAAGACAAGTGCGTCACTTCAAACCAGAGGTAGTCAAGAAGTACAAAGAGATGATAAGACGTGACATTGCGAAGGGTCTCATTCAACCTGATCAGTTTAACAATAAGGGTAAGAAGAAGTGAGATTACAAAAGGCACGTGAGAATGCCAAGTTACATAGAGATTTTTTAATCAAGCAAATAAGAGAAGAGGAGAAAATAAAATGCGTAAAAGTGCTAAGAAAGAAAGAGTATGGAAGTATCTACTCAAGAATAGGCTTGCAACGCCCAAAGAGGTAGCGAAGGCATGTAAGGTATCGTACGGCTATGCCCTAAAGATAATCAACCAGTCAGGTACACCAAAAGAAGTTATCATAGCAGAGTCCAAGCCACCTGTCCGCTGTCAGCTACTTGGTGAAGCATCGAGCCTTACAGCCACGGCTCGTAATAAAGATTATGGTGATGCTGTGGACAACCACGAGCATATTGCCCGCATCTATAACGCTATCACAGGACAACGTCTTACAGCAAGAGACATAACTCTGGTGCATCAAGCGACGAAGTTAGCGAGAAGGCAGACAAGTCCGTTGAAAAAAGATCACTATGTAGATAACATGGCGTACGTCGGTATCGAATACGAATGCGCTATAAAGGAGAAGAATAGTGGACTTAATCACTCTTGATTTTGAAACATTCTACAACAAAGAGTATTCTCTAAAGAAACTGACGACAGAAGAATACGTACGCGACCCTAGGTTTGAAGTGCTTGGGGTCGCTATAAAGGTTAACAATGGAGAAACGGAGTGGGCAAGTGGTACACAGGAACAGCTTAAGACGTTCTTACAGACTTTCAACTGGGATAACGCGATGGTATTGGCTCATAATACTATGTTTGATGGTGCTATCCTCTCTTGGATATTTAATATTAAACCTCGTGCTTATACTGATACAGTCTGCATAGCGAGAGCTGTCAACGGAGTTGAGGAAAGCGCATCA